TGAGAGCCTCTTATGGAACTGCCCTTTATGAGAAAACTCATGATATCTATTTTGTATCCAAGGCGATGGGACATGCCGGGGTCGAGGTTACAAAGAGATATATCAGAGGTAAAGATAACCAGATTCGTAAGGATGCGGCTAATATGATTAATGGGGTGGTGTTCTAAACACCATCTCATTTTTCTCAAAAGTATTGCATAAAATAAATTAAAATGCTATATTAACACAGAGGAGGTGTTGACATGATTAAGAGTAAAGATGAGTTTATTTCCTACATGGGGAAAAGATTAGATTTATACGCATTAAATAAAGACGCAGTTGAAAAAATGCAGAAGTATATGATGGATAAGTATAATTTCAGACTGAGCGAGGCGGCAGACCTGATTACGCAGAAGTCTCCTCTTACTACTGAAAATGTCTATGTCTGCTTCTGTGTTACAGATGCTCTATCTAAAATAGATAACCGTGTTAAGTTAGAAGATTGGTTTACAGATAAAGAGATCAGTACATTTTCAAGCGAAACAATACAGAGGGATAAGTTTAAATTTCCAATTACTATCCCGGCGATTCAGATTACCGATGATCAGTGGATCGGAACTTGTGATTGTGATTTTCTGATGAAGCTTAGAGAAGCACAGAAGATTTATTACAATACAAATACTCAGCGCACATTACAGCGCATTGTAGAAAATGGGCAGGAATCTTATCGTATTATGCTTAATAGGACTGCCGTGCAGGAGATTAAGACAGCATATGATAATATTAGAATACAGATACATGAAGATGTATAAATTCTATGAAACATATAAAGACTTCTTAGTCTAATGGGCAAATGCCCATTTGTATGTAAAACAATAAAATAAATTCGTAAGAAAACTGAAAAGAACAAATGTTTAATTTTCTATTGAAAACTGAATATCGTTGTGGTATAATCCATCTTACCAAGTTGAGAAAAGGAGATGAAAAATAGATGAATAATTTTAATGAGACCCTCCTGGAAAAGGCAATGCTCAATGAGACTATTAGTATTATGGTTGAGACCGATAATTTTAGTTTGGATTTCTCCATGAAGGTGCTTGAATTCTATATACAGGATGACTTTTACTTCTTGGAAGATGAGAATGATAATCTTTTCCAGTTCCGTGTAGATGAATATGAGTATGATTATGATGCGAATACATATATCATCAAGTCGGATGGAATGACAATTGAATTGATGATGTAAATTATTTTGTGAAGACTAGAAAATAATGCTTGACTTTTTGATACTTTTGTAGTATAATTGGGTAAGAGATTTAAGAAAGGTGGTAGCTATGAGATTTCCGAATTCAACTATTGTAAAGAAAAAGTTCGATGAAGCAGTAAAGCCGTTGTATGAGAAGTATGATAATTCTTCAGAGAGATACAGAGTAAATATCTTCTGGGAAGATATTGACGAAGACAAAGAAGATTATGTTGCTGTAATTACCAAATACTTCTTCACTGGTCAGCTTGAGAACATTAAGGTTATCCCGGTGGTTGGAGTGTTCGTAGGAAATGATTTGCAGTACACAATTGAAAATCCGTCCAAGGCTTTCTGGGAGGCTGTAGAGTCTGAAGAATTAGATGTTCTTGGGGAATTTATTGACGAATACACAGAAAGTTAATAAAGTGCTTGACAAATTAACTCTTTTGTAGTATAATGTATAGTACAAGGGAAACATATACGCCTTGTGTATATCATAAGGCGTATATCTTAGGAGAAGATAAACACAAAATAAATATGATGTACGAAGAGTATACCGAATATGAAGATTATGATATGCCCAAGGATAGACATAGAAAGCTTTCCAAGGGAAATCAGATTAAAACTAAAAAAGCCAAACACAAACACCAGTACATAGACTGCACTTTCAAATGTCCATCTGATGCTCTTGGACGGATGAGATGGTCTTTCTGTAATGGAAAGTATTGTTCCATCTGCGGCAAGGTTCAGATAGGTGATTGGCTTCAAGAGGCAAATGAAACGCCAGATGCTATCTTGATTGATAATCTCTGGCAAAAGGAGATTAAGTTGTGAGTAAATATTTAAAGTATCTGTACCTTACTTGGGTATTATTAGAACTTGCCTTTTCACTATACCATGTCATACGAGGAGATTTTGTTCATGCGACATTCTTCGCAGTGTGGGTAGTTATCGCTATAGAGATGTGGCGATTGTATGATGATGGAAACGGTAAACCGTTTGCATAGTTTTCTTTCCTCCATTCTTTCAGTGGGGCTGAATCCACTTTAAAAAGACAAATGGGCATACAATCGGCGGCTTCAGAATAGCCCGTACCGCAAGGGATAACAGAGATGGTCATGCGAAGTCCCTAGCGATAAACCATCTCACCCACCCTCGTAGCCAAATGGTAAGGCACAGGAATTTGACTCCTGCATGTGAGTGTTCGAATCACTCCGGGGGTGCTTAGAAAGACATCTGTCGTCTTTCTTGATGAACTTGGTTAACGGGTAACAATTAACCACCAGAGGATGCGCCAACATCCTCTGGAACACCGTTGCTTTCCTGTTCCAACGTAAAATAGAACGGAACTTAACGGGATGTAGCGTAGCGGTTACGCACTAGTTTTGGGAACTAGGTCAGGCAAGTCCGACTCTTGTCATCCCGATTATGGAAGCGTATTTCAATTGGTTAGAAAAATCGCCTCATAAGCGATGAGTTGCACGTTCAAGTCGTGTCGCTTCCACTACTGATTAACCATTATTTATTAAGGAGGAACTTACTATGACAACTATGACGATGACTGTTCACGAAGCACTTTCTAAGTTGAAGGTGCTTAACAAGAGAGTTTACTTTGACAATAACCTTTTCCTCGTTGTTGCTAAAGCGAATGAGAAAAAGGCGAACGGATACGACATTGAAGACCTCAAGTCAAGAATTATCTCCGACTATGATAAGTCCATTGCGCTTATTGAGGAGATTAACGCTATCAAGAGAGCAATCTCCAAGTACAATGCAGAGACAATCATTACTGTTGGCGGTAAGGAAATGTCTGTAGCCGAAGCAATTTATATGAAGGACTTCGGACTTGATCATAAGAAGTCCCTTCTTGATACTCTGAGTGGTGCTTATAACACTGCACAGAGGGAACTGTTAGCTAGAAATGGAAAAGAACTGGATGACAGAGCAGAGAAATTTGTTTCTGCGACATTTGGTTCTAAGGACAAGGCATCTTCTGATGAGATTGAAAAGGCTATGAAGTCATTCAAAGAGAACAACATGGCAGTTCTCATTGATCCTCTGAAGATTGCTGATAAGATTTCCGCTCTCAGAGATGAAATTGATGCTTTTGAATCTAGCGTTGATTCTGCTATTCAAGTTGCAAATGCGACTCATACGTTAGATGTAACATTCTAATCCTTTCAGTGGTTGCACAACGAAAACAATAGAACACACTCTCCTGACGGTTTGTCTGATTTACGTCAGGTAAATAAAAACAAATCTCACAGCCAAATAGTTCATCTACGAATACGTGGACTCAAAATCCTAATATAAGTGGATAATATATACGCATTCACCCGCTAAGTGAAAGAGCGAATATTTTATAATATTATAAAACTTTAGGGGATTGAGTATTTATTATTTCTTATTCAGTAATGACTATTGAATATTGAGTACAAACGTAGTATTCACTATTGGTTATTTGTTATTCCATATTTAGTACAAAAATCCAAGAGATATGGTTTGTACTGGTAGTAGTGTGCTAGTCTTTGTTGTCCACTTGGCTGTTGTGTAGCCACTGACCTTTTATAAATGCCCCTATAGGCCAACGGCAGAGCCAATACGCTTAGGACGTATCTAGTGAGCGTTCGAATCGCTCTAGGGGTATTTTACACCACTGTAGCGAAAATGGTACACGTTCCGTAGTTACAGCTTAAGCCTACGGAGTTCCGAATGGAATTGAGGGTTCAAATCCCTTCCAGTGGTATTATTGCAGATGTACCCAAGAGGTCGCAAGGGAGCGCACTTGAAATGCGATAGGCTGTAAAAGGCACAGGAGTTCGAATCTCCTCATCTGCGTTAAGACTATAAGACAGGTTAGGTGGTGACAGTATGATTGAGTAAGATAAGAATATGTTGTGATAAATGTTTGAATCAGTTTGAGTTTGATATCTCTGAAATGAAGTGGGTTTCTGCCGGGACACATGAGTATGAATTATCTCCTTCTTGTCCTTGTTGTGGAAGTATAACCATCCTGCAACAGAACAGGGATTTCAACATAGATGTAAACAAAGATAGTAGGTTTTACGAGTACGGAGGAATGTAAATGAGTTTCAATTTTTCGATGGTAGGAACACTTAGTCTCCCCAAGGAAACAGAGAAGTTTCATCCTTATGAGGAGAGGGTAACCGAAAAGGGTTGGCAGATGAAGACCCTTCGTTTTAGTGCAAGATGTGGTGACAATACACATATTCTTCAGGTTCGTTCCGGCAACTGGGCTGACGGACATGGAGATATTTTTACAAGCAAAGTAGTAGACAGAAAGTATGAACCTATCAGAGTGCCGTTTGCTGAAAGAGATAAAGAGAGTTGGGTTTCTCAGGTAGCATCAAACAGAAAGTTTGTTATTGATCTTGATATGCCTACCAGAAGAGAAGCACTTGAGAAAGCCGTAGAAGGTCTTAAGACTGGCAAGGTATTTACCGATGAGGAACTCAGAGCAATGGGTGTTAAGTCCGAGGAAGACATCCCCAAGGCTTATGAAGAGAGCAAAGCAAAGAGAATGGAATACATTTCTGAGTATGACTTCATTGATTCTCTGAAGGAAATTATTGAGGGTGGTGCTTACGCAGATAAGTTGTTCCGAATTACTGGCTCTGCTGAATATAGCTACAGTGAGCAGACTCAGCAGTGGTATGAGAATTATGTTCCTAATAAGGTATATCTTTCCTCTGCAAGCGAACCGAGCAGTACAGCCAACTTCAAGCTTATGTTCTCCTCTGACAGTTGGGATGAACTGAGCAGAGATGAACTGAATAAGATTTTCATCAAGGGATGGCATCGGGAATACATCAATACTCAGACTCGTAAAGGACAGTTTAATGTTCCTGTTTCCGTGGTTGTATACACTAAGGATGTAAAAGAAAAGAAGATTGATCTTATCAAGAAGAAGTTTGATGTAACTGGTGATAAGGTGTATGAACTTTCAATTACTGTGGACATGCTTAATGGTAGTCAGAGAACTAAGATTACCGAAGAGGATCTTACTGAGGAAGAGAGAGACGAACTTGAATGTGGACTTCTTTCTTGGTCTGATATCTATCGTTCTCACGGAAGTACTGTGTTTGGAGAGAGAGTGAAGGAATTCCGATTCAACAAGTACGCAGAGAACAAAGCACCGCAGGAGACTGCATTTACCGTAGATGATATGCAGATGCCTCCTCTGGAAGAAAAAGAGGAATCTCTGTTTGACGATGATGATATTTAATGCTTGACAGTTTCCAAAGAAAGGCATAAAATAATTTATGGGTAATTACGAAGACCTGACAGGACAGAGGTTCGGTAAGCTTACTGTCCTGTACAGGGCAAAAGAAGATCATATAAAACCATCTGGTGAGCATAGGATTAAATGGCATTGCAAATGTGATTGTGGCAACGAATGTGATGTGAGAGCAGAATTCTTAAAAAATCGTCATACAAGATCATGCGGATGTCAACATAGTAAGCAACAGAAAAGACCGCCGAATGAGTACATAGATAAGGGTGATTATTATATCCTTGTTGTTGATGGTGGCTTGAATGTATTAATAGATTCTGATGATTATGAGAAATGCAAACAATATCAATGGCACTTAGCTAGAGATGGAAGATATTTTGTTTGTGGTAAATTGTACTTACATCGGTTTGTTTATGGCGAAGTTCCAGAAGGATATATTGTAGACCATATCAATGGTGATTTATTAGACAATAGGAAATCAAATCTTAGACTTTGTACACATGAGGAGAATATGCGTAATTCTTCTCCGAGAAATGGAAAATACCCCGGTGTTTACAAAACAAAAAGTGGCACTTGGAAAGCAACATTAAAAGTCAATCAAAAGTATGTGCTTCAAAAAACATTTAAAACAGAAGAAGAAGCTATTCAGGCTCGTATAGAAGCTGAAGAAAAGTATTATGGCGAGTATGGTTATTACAACTCTCGCATCAAGAATAAGGAGGAAAATAATCTATGGGAAGAAAATTTGGCAAACGCAACGTAGTTTCAGAGAATCTTGCAGACTATATGATCGGTCTTCTTGGAGAACCGGGTATCGGAAAGACTTCACTAATGGTTGAAGTTTGTCATAAAGAATTTGGTGATGACGGTTATATTCTTTTTAACTGCGGAAGAGAACAGGGTATAAACGCTATAAATAATGCAATTTACGAGGATATTGAGGACTGGAAAAAGTTTGAGGAAGTTGTAAAAGACATTGTTAAAAATAAACAGACTGATTATCCTGACCTTAAGGTTGTAGTAATAGATACAATTGATTCGCTCCTTGATTTGTCCACGGCAGAGACTATTAGACGTTGGAACGCAGAGAATATGGGTAAGAAGAATTTCGAACCTGCGAAGGTACTCTCAGCATGTTGGGGCGGTTTTTCTGGGCCTCTTGATTACAATCTGAATCTTGTTCTTGATAAGTTCTGGGAACTGAAAAAGGTTGGTGTTCAGGTATTTATCATCGGTCATGTGAAAACGAAAGAGATTGTAGATCCTATCACTGGTGTAACTTACAGTACAATCACAACGGATATGAGCCAGAGGGACTTCAATGCTTTTAAGAATAAACTCCACCTCGTTGGTATCGCTTATATTGACAGAACTATTGAGACTGAGAACACAGGGCGTAAGAACATTATTACCCACAAGGATGTTACCGTAAACAAGGTCAAGAGCGAGAACAGAAGAATCTCATTTAGAGATGACCAGTATGTAGTTGATTCTAAGTCTAGATTCCCCGACATCGTTCCTGACATTCCGCTTGATGCAGATGCGTTTATCAAGGCAGTAAAAGATGCGATTCGTGCCGCAAAAAAGAATGATTCAACTCCTGCTCCGGCAGTAACAGAACCCGCACCCACTCCGAAGCCTGAGCCTGTTGTAGAAGAGAAGGAAGAAGTTCCTTTTGATGAGGATGTTCCACCGATGAATGAGCCGGAAGAAGTTCCCGAAGGTGAATATCCTGACGGTCTTGTAGATATCATCTTATCTGAGTACAAGACAGCGGATGATGATAAGAAGAGCAAAGTAAAAGCAATCCTTAAGGAGCATGGAACAAAAGTGAAGGATGCGTCAGATGATGTTCTTAAGGAACTCTATGATATTCTTTGCAGATAATTTAACAACAAAATAACTGAATAGAGGAGAGTAACATCTCCTCTATTTTTATCTAGAGAGGTAAGCATTATGGTAACTTGCAGATATTGCGGGAAGAAAATAGACAAAACAACTGCCTATTCCACCACTACCAAAGTTCCCAAATATTATTGCAATGAAGAAGAATATCTGAAAGAGAAGCAGGAAAAGGAAAACAGCAAAAAAGTTGTATGCAAGATATGTAAGCGTAAGATTCTGAAGAAAGATGCTTTCCACATGATACACACCACACCAAGTGGAAACATTGTTAACTGGTATTTCTGTAATGAACAGGAATACATTGACAAGATAAATGAGAAACTTGATGCAGACAAGTGTAAGAACAAGTTGGTAGAACTCATGGGTTTTACCCTTGCCGAGTTTGAACCTTCTTGGTCTCAGTTTATGAAAGAGATTAAAGACATCACCAACAAGTACAGTTGGAGATATATCTATGACTATCTAGTATCAGACGAGAGAGATATTCTCAATGCGATGTCAAAGAAATTCAATACGGATTTTCAACAGCGTAGATATTTTGAAGCTGTTATCCGCAGTGGGATCAAGAGATATGCGCCGCCGAAGGAAGAAGTTAAACCCGCTTTCGTAGAAGAAGTGATTGAGTACAAGAAGCCGGAACGTAGAACAGGAAGAGTATCTTTGGAGGATCTTGAGGATGACTACGATGAGTAATGAAGTATTCCTGACTGGGATTACAGATAAATATCAAAAGGAATTACTTGAAACCAGAACAGTAACAGAAGGTAATGTAGTCTCTTGTTTCATGAAGGATCTTACTCTTCTTGAGGATACTAAACTGTCAACAGATAGTTTCGTGACCAAGGACGGTCTCTTCTACTTCTCAATGCTTAAGAAACTGAGAGAAAAGGGATTTAACTCTATTGATGAGGTAACGATTCTTTCCAATCTCTCAGATAATGTTATTGACAGATACAATGAACTTGGCGGCTACGATACAATCAGACATCTTCAGTCCGTAATAAATACGGACAACTTTAATATCTACCTTGATGAACTGTACAAACAGAATATCATTCTCCACATGGCTGATGATGGGTTTAACCTTCTTAAGGAAACCATCTCCCCGAAAGGCAAGAAGATTGTTCCGCTTAAGCTGTTCCAGAGGATGACAAGCGTACAGGTTCTTGATTGGTATGAATCCAAACTTGCCGGATATCAGATTAGTGAATCTTCTAAGGTTACCGGGGAAGGTGAGATTAACTTTTCGGATGAATTCCTCAAGTCAGTATCCGAAGGTGTTGAGAATGGAATCTCATTTGAGTATGGTGGTTTGGATGTTAACGGAGATCAGATTAACTGTTTCCCATTCTTAAGCAGACAAGTTATGGGGGTAAAAGAAGGAACATCTACTGTCATTGCGGGATATTCATCTACTGGTAAATCAACATGGAATGTAACTCTTCTGTTCTCCTTGCTTACTCAGGGCAGAAAGATTCTCATTATCTCCAATGAGGAGAAACAGAACGACTTTGAGATTAGATTCCTCAATCTGATTGTATACAAGTATCTGAGATACTATAAACTCACCAAGCGCAAGTTGATGACAGGCAGTCTTACAGATGAGGATAAAGCGGCTATTCAAAAGGCTAGGGCATGGTGGAATGAGAACTACGGACATCAGTTGTTCTTTGTATCCGTATCTGAAATGGATATGTCGGTTAATAAGAAACTGATTCGCCAGTATATTCTCCGTAAGGGCGTTGATACAGTTCTTATTGATACTCTTAAGGTTGACTTTAATGACAGAAGAGAAGAGCGAGTAGACCTTGACTTGGTACAGGATTCAAGAGAGTTGGATGCCATTGCTAAGAAGTATAACATTGTAATGATTTCTTCTCTTCAGCTTGCAATGAATAGTAAAGGTATTCTGTTCTTAACAAGTAATCAGATATCTAATGCAAAGCAGATTGTAGAGGTTCTGTCACTTCTTATCATGATGAGGAATGTATACAAAGAGGAACTTGACCCTGACAACAAGAGATTTTATTGCGAACCTTTCAGAAAAGAAAATAAAGATGGTAAGTGGGTAGAAGTACCATATACCGTAGACCCGACTGGAATTTACAGAATGGTATTCTTTTCTAAGACTAGATTTGGTAGTAACTCAGAGGATGATGGTGTTGCCATGCTGTATAGATACTATGGTGACCAGTGTAGATTTGTAGAGGTAGCGTTCTGTAGACCGAAGCATGACCAGATAATGTAGGTGAGGGCGGTGCTTGAAGACATCAAGAAAAAATTATTAGACAATCCAGACAATATTGTTCATTTACTTGAAAAGTATGGATTTGCAAATATTAAACAGCATAGGAACTACATTAGCTGTGGGCGTGATGAAAGTGGCTCTCCAAAGTCTATAGTTATCAAGACGGATAACAATCAGTATTTATATGTAACTGATTACCCTAAGAACATAAACAAGGATATCATTTCCTACATCATCCAAGAGAAGGGTGATGACTTCAAGGGTGTTCTTGGTAATATAAAGTCTGTTCTTGGTATCTCTAACTTTGAAACCTACTTTCATCGTCCCTCAGTGTTTGGTGGTTTTTATGATAATATAAAGGCTCGTAATACTGAGGTTGCTCTTCATGTATATGACGAGAGTGTACTTGATCAGTATGTGAGATTAGGAAACAGAAAGTTTATTAAGGATAACATCTCACTCAATGCACAGGAGTATTTTGGTATTCGCTTCTGTGTGTCTGAGAATGGGATTGTTATTCCTATCAGAAGTGAAGTAGGTGATTTAATTGCAGTTAAGATGAGATGCAATTATGACGATACAGAACAGAAGTATTTTTATCTTTACCCCGGTCAGTCTAGTAAGACACTTTATGGATTTAGTCAGAATTACAGCGAGTTAACAGACAACACAGTGTTAGTATTTGAGTCTGAGAAGTCTGTAATGCAGTGTTACTCCTATGGGATTAGGAATGCAGTTGCTCTTGGGTCAGGCAGTCTTTCTCAGAAACAGGCTCAGATGATAACCAGTCTTAATCCAAGTAAGGTTATCTTACTGCATGACCAAGGGTATGATTTTAATGCTATTAAGCGCAATATAGAGCAATTGACAAATTATTCACGATTTAGTTCTTTTAAGGTTGGCTATTGGGACTGGAAGAAGGGTAGATATCCTGATAAAGTAAGCCCGTCTGATTTAGGTGGGAAGGAGTTGAATCGTATATTGGAGAGTGAAATCAATGAAGTTTAAGGCACAAATAGATGGAAGAGGAATGTATCCTCAACAATTAGTAGATGAGATTTTAGAACTGCGTGGGGTTAAGGATAAGGAAAAGTTTCTTAACCCTAGTGCAGATGATTTATTGCCATTGGATTCTTTACCAAATGTTGAAGAAGCATATGAGAAAGTAATGAAAGCAGTAACGAACCTAAATAGAATAGCTGTTTATTATGATATTGATACTGATGGTTGTTGTAGTGGAACTATCATGATGAGATATTTGAGAGACTTAGGTGCGGATGCTTATCCAGTTATTAACAAGGGCAAGGCTCACGGCCTTATAGGACAGTCTCTAGAGCCTCTAGATGAAGCGGAACTAGTAATCATAGTAGATTCCCTAGATGAGGATGAAAGCCAGTATATGACCCTTTATCATGCGAATAAGGATATTGTAATCCTAGACCATCATATGGTAAATCCAAATATCCATTACGAGAGATATGTTACATTAGTTACATCGCAGACTAGTTATAAGAATAAAGACCTATCTGGTGCAGGAGTTGTATGGAAGTTTTGTAAATATATAGATGATCAGAATGGACTTGATTATGCGGATAA